CAGTTGATTGCGAAATAAAATCACGCGCGCCAGTTCCTATGGGGGTACTGATCCACGAGATTTCCATACCAGGTTGGATAGCTTTAATCGCTACTTCATTGTAGTTCTCGGTACCGAGAGTGAGTGCTGTGGACACGGGTGCGGCTGGTGCTGAGCCCAGAGTAAGGGTACCAGCAGCAGTAGTAGCAGACGCGACACAGCGTACAATACAACCAAACGACACAATACGATATTCAGATCCATACGTTTCGAGCATGGATGTGGCCTCGTAGGTCGAATAAGTTGCAGCAGTCGTGACAGAGGTAACAGGCACGACCACAGCAGTATTGTAACCAAACGGTGCGGAAGCGGAGAAGCAGGAAAAAGCAACACCATCAGTCGCACAACTCATAGTGACGTTTCCACGGAACTGTTTGGTAAGCGTGTTACCTGCAGTCCCATCGGGCCACTTAGAGTTCTTTGACGCCGGGCAAAACGGGTCCGTAACAGAGCACACCTTAGCAACATGGTGCGGTTTAACTCTTCCAGTTGGTCCCCTTGGAGCTCGTTTAGGAGCCCGGGGGATGACCGGTCGTGCATCCGCGTTGTTGGTAAGTGACGGTGCCCGCTTTTGACCTTGCTTAGCATTGTTCTTTTTCTTAACCATTTTATCGTTTAGAGTCTCCCACAAAATATAGAAAACGACAGCGGTGAAGTTTCCACAAACTCCACCGCAGGGGACTCGAACCCACTGGGCTACTCGCCAAATTTCACCTTCGCGATGTCAAATGCAGGTTTCTTCTTCTGCTTGACACCCAACACTTGCATTGTACGATGAATCAGACCTGGTTCACAAGACCAATCAGTGAATGCATACTCACGACCAAGTTCATAGAAACAAGGCACGTGAAGCAATTCATCCAACTTAGTGGTCTTGGCAAGCCAATCATCAAATGCAGTGAAGTTGAAGGTGCTCAACTCTTCAGTTGCAACATCGTCCATCCATTTCGCGTAAGAATTTGGATATTGGACATCAACAGACCATTCATCGCCATCGCGCGCAAGCTTGCCGGTGCTCTTACGAGTGCCGGCAAGTTTGATCACCTTGGCGGTGAGTGGGCCTATGACCGGAGTGCTAGAGTCCGTTAAGGCAAATGAAATCGATTTTTCAAAGAGTTTTTGTTCAGGATCCATGTCAACACCAACAGTGAGGTGAAATTTCTCTAACTGTCGTTTAAGGGAGCACATGGATGTTGGATCTCCGCACCAAACCTCAGGACCATACACGCGCGCGAGGAAGTTCACCCCTGCCTGCCCCTTATTGTAAAAAGGGCATTTGAGGATGAAACCAG